AATGAACTTATCCAGCCCCTGATCAGCAACAAACGTTAATATATCATCCTCATGCCAAGCTTGAACTTCCTCTTGTAACGCAGGATTGTTCTGAAACTGGGACATCGAGAACTTCTTGCCCGTTGAAGACATGAAATCTGATAAACGATCCGGTCCAAACTGGTATTTACCAGAGAAGCCCTCAGAATTACGAGCGCCAAAATTGCCGCCACTCTCAGACTGACCTAAACGTTCCCTAAATGTAGACATGAATAAAGCTCCAAGGTTCAAGAACCTCTATACAACATTCTGGAATGAAATTACACCCATGATTTTTCTCGGCCCAAGGTGCTTGTGTGCTGGGTACAAGTGCTAATGAAATTATGCCCGAATAAATTTACCACACCAACTAAATAGCTGCCGTGGAGCGCGATGCCCCCCCAAAATATAGGGGGGCCCCCTTCGCCTGGAGCGCAATATTGAGGTCGATCCGGCCCAGTTACCCCCGCCCAGTGTCAGATATTGGTTAAATTAATTTAAATTAATTGCAATTAATTGTATTTTAGTTGTTGACTTATTAAATCATAGGGCCCATAAAGAATTTATGGAAGCAATCAAGCGTCCATTTCAACTAAGGAACTTTCAACATGGAATACCAAGACAAGATAGCAAAGATCGAAGCAAAGATTGCCAAGCTAACTAAACAGCGCAATGAGCTACGCATAGAAGCAATTGAGCAAGGTTATGCTCACTATGTCACTACATACCGCACACTGGCTCCTAATCTCACATGGTGGAAAGAGAACCGGCCTACAGTTTGGCAACAGTATGCCAAAGAGTCCAAGGTCAATAAGTTTACTTGGCTATAGAGTTTATCTGCATTGCCCCCTCAAACGGGGGGCAATCGAGATGGACTTTCCCATCATTCAACTAAGGAGAATAGAATATGCAACACGAACCTCAAACAATCGAGCAAAAGCAGGAGGAAAAAACTCTGGGCAATCGCTTAAAGTTTAAGCTCGAGTTTATGATGATGATGCTAATGGCGGATCGTAAACCAGAAGCGGCAGATATGTACGCTCAGCTGATCGAAGAATTTGATAAGCTTGCATAATTAAAAACTTGTGCACCGGTTACAATCTGATATGATCGGTGCACTATCAACGTTCAATTAAATAGGAGGCTATCATGCCAAGAACAACATTCGGAAAAACAAGAACAAAAGAAACACCATACGCAGTTTACAAGAACTCCCAGGGCTGGGAGTGGCGGGTGCTCAAGACCTACAAACATTCTAGCGCAGAACAAAACGATCCATATGCTAGATGGTTTGTTGCGGCAACATCCCCGCATATGCATGGTGGCGGGTTCGAGCTTGGCGATACATATGCCAGAGAGATCACGCAATACGGTCAGCTTGTAGATGCTGATCCAGCATGGCGAGACGAATACCCAGGATAATAAGAACATCAGCAAAGGCCCCCGCGTGGGGCCTTTCGTGATGCGCTTGGCATCTTTTCAATTAGGAGGTCCAGATGGGACAATATCACAGATTAGTTAATATCACGAAGAAAGAGTACGTCGATCCATGGATGATTGGCGGGATGGGCAAACACTACGAACAACTATGGAACCAAAAGAGTTTACAAGATGCACTCTATTGTTTGGTTATTGCCCAGGGAAACGATAAGCGAGGGGGCGGCGATGTGCATGGCTCCGATATGTTAGGTCGTTGGGCAGGGCATCGATGCGCTATCGTGGGAGATTATTACACCGATCCGGAGGATGATAGAAGGTTTAAAAACTTGTTCTATGGGGTCGAGAGACGGATAGGATGGGTCGATATATCTAAGCAAGTGTTGCAAATGTTCGAGGATATCGACCTATGATCACGAAAGAAAGAGTACGCGATCAGCTCACAAACATCGAGATCACTGCCTGGGAACTAGCCAACGGGAACTATGAGAACCCCGATGAGTTAAAGAAAGACTTAGAAAGCATTGCACGTTGGGCCCAGGCACTGGCCCAACAAGTAATGGCAGAATAGAACTACGCCCATGCGCTCCGATATATCGGGTCTCCGCGCATGGGCTTGTGCAAACCCGCAGCGAAAAGACAGGGCCGCAGGCCGCAGAGACAAGGCCGCAGGGATAGGTCCGCAGGGATTAAATTGTTTATAACTTGTTGACCTGGTCCAAGTCTTTTGATATTCTAAACCTGCCAATAATGGCATTCAATTAGAGGAGGCGCACCATGCGTAAATCATACTGCAACGAAAACACCATGACCGTGAATATGGTAATCGAACTCAACGAGGTTGAAGGTATCATCGAGATTTTGACTAAGGTCGAGGACCCAGATCACAAGGTCACGGATTTGCTTAGATCCATGAAAAAGATTAAGCGCGAGGCCGCTGTCGAGGCGCTTCGAACTTTCCAAAGCATGGCGGATGCCGATTAATCACAGGGGCCCTTCGGGGCCCCTTCATTTCAACTAGGAGGATTTTAAATGTTTACTGCTATATGCTACGATGAATGCGGAACCGAGGTTTCAATCGAGGTCGAGGATCTGTCCCAGATCCCAGAGGAATGGAAGTACCGATATTCCCAGAAACATACTGAACGAGAGCTTGCCGAGTGGCGGCTCTCGATGGAAGACGACAGATTTAACTAGGATCTGGGGCCCTGCGGGGCCCCTTTTCATTGGCAGCGCAAAGACAGACAATGAAAGAGAGAGACGGGGCCGCAGAGCCGCAGAGCAATAAGACCGCAGAGCCGCAGAGCAACAAAACCGCAGAGCAAATTTGAAAACTTTTAACTTGTATTCAACTTGTATTCTGCTAACATATAAACTCAACTCAACAAAAAGGATTTCAATTATGAAAAGTGCTATCATCTACAACGGGCCAAGCCTATTGGATGGTCAACCGATTGTAGTAATCGCGACATATTCAAACAGGAACAAAAAGACAGGGCACGTTGTGCAAACTTACATTTTGTGTCGTGATATAAACCCACTCGAGGCAAGCAAAACAGGCGCAGACTCTACTATATGCGGCGATTGCGTTATGCGAGGGACACCAACAACAGATCCCGTCCGGAAAATTGCCAAGAATCGCAAGTGTTACGTTAACCTTGGGCAAGGTGTTTTGATTGTCTGGAAAGCTTTCCAACGTGGCGTGTACAAAACCGGCAGCGCTCGCGACATGGGACGCGGACGTTTTGTTCGCGTTGGGACCTACGGGGATCCGGCAGCGTGTCCGGCGTCAGTTTGGGAGGATCTACTCGCAGAGGCGGACACATTCACAGCATATTCACATCAAAGCGGTTGGCGTCCCGATATTGCGATGCAAAGCGCGGACACCTACGAACAAGCGGCAGCGCATTGGTCCGAGGGACGGCGCACATTCCGAGTTATCACAGGTTTAGAGGATCTCGACAAAACAAAAGAGACACTTTGTCCGGCATCAAAAGAAGCCGGACGCCGCGTCCAATGCACAGCGTGCAAATTATGCAAGGGATCTAGCCTAGCAAAATCAATCGCGATAGTAGAACACTAGGGAAAGGGGCTTCGGCCCCTTTTTTATTGCGCTGCATAATAGATTCAAATAACATGGGGCCGCAGACCCGCAGGGCAGCGGAGCCGCAGACCAAAAAACTAGGGCGCAGGGCGCAGAGCCGCAGAGTATCGGTCCAGAAGTCGGGGCCGCAGACCTTCGAATAAAGGCGCAGGGCCCTCGAACCTCGAACCAACGGTTCCAGACAGCCCTTTTTCCACAAGTTGGGCGCTTTGACCCCCCTCAAATAAAAGTAGATCACGCTCAGAGGACCTCTTTACTAAGATGAAATTTGCACCACCTCGAGCCCAATACACTGTATTCCATGCGACTTGATGAGCCGAGAGTTTGACAGCATTTCCTTTAGATACCTTTAGTTCGATCCAACAAGGCAAGCCATCCCAGATTAAATGTACATCAGGAACACCGCCCCCATGTTTGTTTTCAATCCTTGTCGCTTGGCATTTCGGAGGCAGATTCGACCTCAATGTATTCCAAAAGTTCGCCTCTGGTCCCTTGCTCATGTGGTGTAATATCCTTTGCTGTCCCCTCGATTACAAAAGCTTGGGGATATTTCTTTTGGAGGTCAGCTAAACGTCCAACAATTTCGTCTCGAGATAGCTGATCAATGGTGTTCACTTGTTCTCTTCGATCAACAGTTAAACCACCCAATGCGGCCCGAATTTTTTCAGCATTAATAGCCGCAGAAAATTGACCGTTCTCTTCAGCACCAACCGATAATTTGTACAGCCTCTCGAGTTGACCGAGAGTAGTAACGCCATACCTACGCTCCCGTTCCTCTCTCATTTCTTGGATATACTCGAGCACATGCGGATAATCCCTGCCATTTAACAAAAGGGATGCATGTTTACTGGCTGTTGATTCCGCGAATCCGGCTTTCCTCGCGGCCTCGGCATTCGAATAGATGCCTTCAACAATAAAC